AAACGATCTAAACTAGACCATCTAGGGAACAGGGTTGAATTTTATTTTTAGTATGTTAGAAACTATTTGCATCAACAGTTATATCAAATGAACCAATATTAATTGCAGTAACATTTTGGAAACGTTCCAAAGTAAATATAACAAGTTCTTTATGTGCTAAATCAATTATTAAATATGCCATTGTATATAATTCTTCACTACCATTATTATATGTAATATCAATATCAACAGGAATAATAATTTTATGGTCAGTATATCTACCTCTTAAAAAGTGTGGGTTAAAGTTATTAGTAATTGTTGCATATCTATTTAACGTAAATGATAAACCTGATATTCTATTTACGGCACTTCTTATATTGATTAGTCCATCACTCATACTAATATGCATATCAAAGTTTGGTAAACCACTATCATAAATATTTATAGCCCTATCATAATAATATACTTGACTATCATTACCGTTTATACAATTAAATATTGCTTTTGCAATTTCACTATAATCTGTTAAATGAACATTATCGTTAAAGAATAAATCATAATTATGTGATGATAGTTCTATATTTGATAAATATGTTGCACCATATTTTTGACAATCTTTATAAGCAGGTAATACCTTATAAGATAAATAATTTCTAATAAATAAACCTGAATTAGACCAATCACTATTATTACCAACCATGCCGATATAAGTTTTGGCATTAGGGTAATTAGTTTTAATATATGACATCATTGAACCAATTGCAGTATTAATTGTACTTTCATCATTACTATCATAATCATTATATCCACCAACAATAATTATATCAGTTATATCATTTTTATTTGTTATTGTATTTTCATAACTTTCTAATAATGTTTGAAAAGTATGACCACTATTACCAATATGTACAAAACCTGCACCACCTTCATATAAGTTATAATAATCATTATTTGTTAAATTTAAATAATCTTTTAATATTTCACCCCAACCTAAATTGTAATCAGGGTGACCGTAACCTTCATTGTAACTATCACCGATAAATACATATTTTTTATTACTTAATCTATTGACATCAGTTTGTAGATTTCCAACATCAGTTTGTAGATTTCCAACATCAGTTTGTAAATTTTCAACATCAGTTTGTAAATCTCCAACTTCAGTTAATAAATCTTCTATATTTTTATCTTTAATTAATTCAGCTACTAAATTATTATCATTTAAAATAGCTATTATATTAACTTCATCAATTACATCAGTATTAAGAACTTCTCTTATTTTATAAAAAGATCCCTCACCATCATTATATGTAAGTTTTCCATAAGTTTTAGCAAAACTTCCATTAACTATATTAGTAGCATTTTTCATATCAGCTACAGTATTATAAGCAAGTATTCCAGCAAGTTGTAAATATTGAGCTATAATTTCAGTAAGTTCTCCACTTTCAGCCATTTCATCTAATTTATTATTAATTTCTTCTTGAACATCTAAATTTTTAAAATAATTTGCAACATATGATTGTAACTCTGTTACGGCATCTGCATTGTTATTTACGGCAGGTGTAACCTCATTATATAAATAATTTGTTAATGCACATAAACACTCATAATAACTCATACTTTCATCAAATGCAAGAGGTATTACTTTTTGACAAAATAGAATAAATGGAGTTATAGGTTTAATATTTCTATTATTCATAATATCACTTTCCTTTCTTAATATATACCCATGAATAAATCATTTAAATCATTTATAATCATTAAATCAATATTCATAAGATTATCTTTTACTTGTTGTAATATTTCAATATTATATTTATTACCATTATTACCAATAATAGTTTTAATATAATTTTCATTAGCATCACCTGAAGATGTACTACTATCATTAATTTGATTAGTGTTACTATTTCTATCAAAAGTAACGTTAGTAGCATAATCAGTATCATCAATAGTACCTTTATAAGTGTTACCCTGTGGTGTATCCAAAAATAAATTTTTATTATTAGATGTACCACTTGAATTAGAATTAGAATTTATAGATGTATTAGTATCAGTTTTACGATCAAGTGTTTCAGTTAAATTAACATTATTTTCTAAATTATCAATTAATGTTTTTTGTTTTTTATATAATGTATTATAGTAAGGCATTATTTCGTTCATTTTTTGATTTAAGTAAAATTTAAATAGTTCAGGTGTTTCTAAACCAATTTCACTTTCGTAATAATGATAAAGTATATTTTGATTTAAAGTATTTCTATAATTTTCATCAAAAATAGGATAATTAAGTAAATCAAAATCAAAATTATTATCAAGTAGATTTTTAATAGTTATGGTGTATTTACTCATAATAATCACCTTCTTCATCACTATTATCTATATCTATTATATCATTTTCAGTAGATTTTAGCAATTCATATACATCTTTATTTAAAACAATTTTAACTTGTTTTTTTCCATTAAAGAATTTATTATTAATTTGATCACAAGCATATTTTCTTGTTTTATACCAACAGTTAAGGTAGTAATTAATAAGTTGACTGTTACTTTCAACTTCATCAGTAATTAAACGTTCTTTTTTATCAGTATTAGCATTATCTATACCTAAAACTGTAAGTGCATCATTAAATATTTGATGTTTATGTATATCTAATTTATCAACAACAAATGGTGCATCAGTTTTAAGTACATTAAGTTTATTAGATATATCAAATTGTTTATTACCAAAAATGAAAGGGTTATTACCTGAATATTGCATATAAACATTTTTTAAAGTTAAAATACTTTTACTATCACCTTCAATTAAAACAGGTGTTTTTTGTGCTATTAAATTAACATCAATTGTTCTTTCAGTTTCGTATAATCTATAACAAAATAATTCAAGTGCAACTCTAGTAGGTTTTTGTATTTCATTATTCATAATAAATACAACATCATCAAAAGCAAATTGTTTATTATATCCAATAGACCAAGCCATTACTTTAGTTGGTAACATATATACATTAAATTTATCGTTTGGGTTACAACGTAAAGCCATAAAACCAAGTTTATCATCTTTAATAAAACAAGCTCTACCATCTTCATATAATACTTGTTCTAAAAATCTTGATGCGCCGATACCTGCAACTTCATCAAGTCCTTCCCAAGTAAATAGGGAAGTTGCTAACATACGTAATCTATCTTGATAATCAAAAAGTGTTTTATTATTAACTATCATAGATAAATCAGTTTCTTTTAAGTTCTTCATCATATCACCTTCCTTTATATTATACTATTATCTAAACTATAATTATAAATATTAGCAGGGTTATGCCATAAAGTAACACCATTATTAAACATAGTTTTTATAATATTTAAATCAGTTTGTGGAATATCACCATCAACATTACAGTCAACAGTTTTTACATAGTTCCAATTTCTTCTACCTGTAATATTAGGTACTTTTACATCATTAACTTTATAACCAAACATAGAAAAGTAATTATCTATAATTTTAGCATATTCTTCTTTAATACACATACGATATAAATATACACCACTTCTACCAAGTGCAAAAGTTACATCACTAGAATTTACACTACCCCTAGCTTGTGGTGGTGTAATTTCCATTTTACTAACTTCAGCCATTTTACCTGCAATACCCATAGCACCACTTGTTACTTGACCAAGTCCCATAGGGTTACCAATAGCTAAATTTGTAACACCCATACCCATATTAAGAGTACTACCAACTATATCAAGTGCAATATTATTAGCATTTTGTGTTAACCAATTTATATAAACATCAGTATCCCAACTACAAACAGGTAGTTTAGATCCAACTACACCATAGTTATAACCGTTATCATCAATAACAGCAGTATCGTTATCATATTTATAATTAAAAGGTACAGTTTTCATAGAAAAGCCAGGTGAAATAGCACCATATGTATTAAATTGTATAGTATTGTTATAAAAATCTTCATATCTATATTCAACATCACTACCAACGTTATTAGTAACATAAAAATATGAATATGGATAAGTTAAAAGTTTTTTATTTTTTGGTGTATAGTTTTTTAAAGCAGTAGGTTTATTAAAACTATAATTACCTAAAACATATGCACCATTATTATAACCTGCAAAAGCATATTCATAAATAGTTTGATCACCTGTAAAACTTATTTGATACCATTGGGTAATAGTTATATCATCAGGTACGATAAATAAACTATTAATAGCATCAGCTTTACCTTCACTATCATAATAATCAATAATTTTACCAACAGCATTAGGTGATATTGAATTAAATATTATATAATATAGTCCACTATAAACTTTATTGTAAATTCTTGAAAAACTTGCATTAGTTTTTAAACTTCCAATAAGTTCAGTAACAGCCATACATATATAATAAGATTTAACACTATATATTTCTTGTGAATTAGTTATCATAATAGGTGATCCTGTTTCTAGTCCTTCAGGTATAGTATGAAGTCCTGCTGTATCATTATTAACGTGTTCACGTTCAACAAAACAACGATTATACTGAAGTTCAAAATACCAAGTTTGGAAACAGTCAGTTTCAAAAGTAATACGTGTTGTATTTTCATTAACATAAACCATATTAGTTATAAAGCAATAATATCTTTTAGTAGTAAAACCATTATTAACATAGAATAAATAGTTACAGTCAATAATATCATCAATGTTAGCATTAACAGTAACACTACTATCTTTTTTCATATAAGTATATTCACTAAATGTATTTTGTACAGTACCATTAAAATAAGTATTTTGTGTATTTATATTATCCCAAGTAAATTGATTTTTATAATCATTTTCTAATTTTGTTTTACATAAATATAAATCACCATTAGGGGTAACTGTCATAATAACACTTCCTTTCTAAAAATAAAAGGTAGCATTAGCTACCTTTATATTATTCACTTGCAGTAACAGTTATAGTAGCAGTATCAGTTTTACCGTTATCAGTTGTAACAGTTAAAGTTCCTGTTCCTGCACTAATACCTGTTATAGTTGCAGTTGTATTAGTTACTTTAGCTACTGTGAAAACTTCAGTATCACCACTAACAAATTCAACATCACTTGTTGCATCAGCAGGTGTTAAAGTAACAGTAATTGTTTTACTAGCTTCTTCAACAACTGTATCATCACTAACACTTATAGCAGTAGCAGGTTTAGGTTGTTCAGTTGCTAAAACAACAGCATTAGCAAAAGGACAAATTGCATAAGTACCCCATACGTGTAAGTATTCGTTCCAAGCCATAACTCTTGCATTATAGAATTCATCAAAACGCATTAAGTTATCATGAATTTGTAACCAAGCTTCATCACATAATACAGCTTGAATTTGTGGGTTTTCAAATTTATCTACTTCAATAACTCTACCCATAAATTTAGCATTATCAATATTAAATGCACGTGCTAAAACTTCAACATCTACTTCAGCTAAAACATCAGCAGTAGTAATTAATACAATTCTATCTTCATCAGTCCAAGTTTTAATTGTACCTTTAGCACCACTAAATTTAGAATAAGCATTATAATCACTAGATGGGAATTTTAATTTAGAATATAAAGCACGACATTTTTTAACAAAAGCTTTAGCAGTTGCTTCATTAGTTACAGCACTAACACTTTCAACTATAACTTTACCATTATCATATGCACCATCAACAAGTGATTTAGTATATTCAAATTCATCAATATAGTTACCACTATATAAACTTTGTGTAATTTGTGAAACATATTCTTCAAATTTATCCCAAGTAACAAATGCACCTTGTAAACCTTCACGTGCAATAGTTTTTGTATATAAATCTTGACGGTTACGTCTATAATATGCAACGTGTGTATCAGGATCAGTGATAGTTAAAAGTTTAGCCATAGCAGTATTAGAATATTCATATTTTTCTGCATTAGCAGGGTTTTCATAGATATCTTGAATATCAGTTCCTAGTGGAACACTACCCTTTTTAAATATTGCTAGTGGGTTGTTATAACTTTTATTTCTAATTATAGTTAAAGCTATTCTATTAATTAAAGTTGTAACAAATTCATTTAACATAGGTTGGTATGCATCATTAAATAATATATTAGATATAGTTTGGATATTATCAGCAGTAGCTGATGGTAATGTATCCATATATACTTTAGATAAATCAGCACGTACTACGTTAAAGACTTTAGCACCCTTTGGTAAATTTGCCATATTAGATCATATCCCCTTTCTCATCAATAACATCTTCAACAGTAAGTTCTTCTTCAGCACTTTCTTCTTCAATGCCATCTTTAGTTTCTTCTTCAGGTTTATCAAAACCTATTTTTTGGAATAATTTTCCATTTACTTTAAGTAGTTCATCTTTTTCTTCTTTTAATTTATCAGTTTCTTCTTTAGCACTTGCATATTCATCATATGCAGTTGTATAAACTGAAACGATATTTAAAAGTTCATCACTAATTAAAGCATTAGTTGTATCATCAAGTTTTTCACGTAATGCATTTATTAAGCTTTCAAATTCTTCTTTACTTAACATTTTTAATTCTCCTTTCTACTTTAATTATATATAAATAAATTAAAAAAGTCAATATTAGCTATTGACTTTTTACTATTTTTGTGATTTAATACGTAATTTTTTAGAATATAAAATCCATTTAAAACGATTTTTTCTTGTTATTGTTGGTGTGGGTGGTATAGTCCACGTTAACCAATTATGATTATATCCATTAATAATAGTTGTATCATTAACATAAACACCTTCCCAATAATGTATTCTATTAGTTAAGTCCATATGCCCTGAAGGTCTTGTTGTATAACCCTGATAAGTACCCTGTCCTAAACAAGTATGTATGTGATCACCTGTTACATTACCATAAGTACCTGTATGATAACATAAATCACCCTGATTAACAATAGCACCTAGTGTTGTATATGGTGGGTTATTATCGTGGGAAAAACTTATTGTTAAATAATCTAGTTGTCCATTAGGTAGATGTACTTTATTTACACTTTCAAAAGTAACTGTATTACCACCTGCATAATTTAACCAAGTATTTACAACCTTCATAGTGCAGGGTGCATATATGGGACAGTTATAAACTCTACCATTACTACCCCACCCTAAAAAGTCAATATTATATGTACCCTGATGGGAATAATCACTACCTTCATCTTGCGACATATTTAAATATTTTAAAGGAAAAAGTGCAACTTCATAACCATCAGGTGCAACTAACCTTTGATTTGCTATCATTAATTAATACCCATTAATTTTAGTACTTCATCATCAATTATACCATCAGGTGATAAACCATTTTGTGATTTAAATAAATTAAGTGTAACTTCAGTATAATCACCGAAATAATTACCTTTTACTTTATTAGATAAATAATCATCTACTTTTTCTATTGTTTCATTACTATCACCTTTTTTATATGAAACACTTGTTTTACCATATCCATTAAAACCTTTTTCTTTTATGATTTTAGGATAGTTATAGTTACACTCATTTAAATCAACAGTATAATTACTATAATTACCATTACAGCTATATTGCCAAATTTGGTAATCTTTTACATATTTAGGTTTAGATCCATAACGTGCAACCCATTTATCATAATTAGTTAGTTCATTAATATAAACCATTTCTTGAAACGTTGAAATATCACTACCATATATACCAACATAATAATTTTTGCTTTCTAAATAATCACAAAAACCTTTAATAGCATCAGTAACACCACGTTTATTATTTTTTTGATGGTGCATATCTTCAACATCTATATAAATAGGATAATCAAATTGTTTACCTTTTAAACAGTTTTCATACATATAAATAGCTTCACTTTTACCTTTATCATAACTATTTGCACAACTAAACCAATAGCAACCAACAGGTAAATTTAGATCTTTAGCTTGTTTATAAAAACCTTCAAAAGTTTCATCTTTATATTTGGTAGTTCCATCACCACCCCAACCTGTAAAACCTGCACGAAGTATAACAAAATTTAAATCTTTACCAAGTTTTAAACCTTTTTCATAACTTGATATATCTATTCCTTTCATTATTTCACCTTCTTATTTTCAATTTTTTCTAAACGTTCATTTATTTTAATTAAATTAGTTGATATTTGAATAAGTGTTTCACTCATATCTTTCATAGTAGTACTTTGAAAATATATTAGATATGCAACACATACAATACCTATACCATTATTGGTAATTAAATTAATTAAATCGTTCATATTATCACCTACCTTAATTATATTATATCATATATTTAGTTATTTACTATCTTTTATTTCTTTTAGTTTTTCTCTACACTCTTTTTTAGTTCCTGCATAAATTCCTTTTACACAAAAACCCTTATCACTATTAACTTCCTTCCATAAAATATATTTTTTCATTAAATTATGGTATTCAATAGTATATTTTACTTCTTTCATATTTATCCTTTCTTTACTTTATAGTAAAATCAGTTTCAACTAACATAACACCACCTTTAACGTGTTTGTATGTAAGTTTTTTATCAGTAGCATTAATATTTTCAGTAGTAAAACCTTTATTAAAATTATCAAAAGTAATATATTTACCAAGTTTTTTAGGTAGTCCTGCAACAGTTACATTTAACTTATCATTAAAACCTAGTTCAATATAACATTTTTGTCTTATATATTTACCTTTAACAAATGTACTTTCTAACTTCCAAGCACCAAGTTTATAATCATCTATATCAATTATATCTTTAAGTTCACTATCATCAGGAAATAAACAGTGTATACTATCAGTATCACTATATACATATAAATCTTTATTATATTTATTAATTGAAAATTCTTTTATAGTTTGTGAAGTAGTAATTGTTTTATATCTTGCATATGAAGTAATAAAACTAGCAACAGGTATATAAATAGGTTCACGTGTTTCAGCTGAATACATTTTATATTTAATAGCACCTTCTTCATCTAAAGTAGGGTATTTACTTCTAACGTTTGGGTTAAGTCCAAATTTACCATATAAACTATTTAACATAAGTTTAGCTATTCTATATAATGCACCGTTATTATCTTTTTTAGCTTGTATCTTTTTACCTGACCAATAATTTATGTAATCAGTAAATAGTCCTTTTATACTTCTAAATTTCCAACCACTATGATATTTTAAATCGTATATATTATAATGTTTTAAAAATAAATCTAAATCTATATTTGTTAAAGTTAAAGTAACAATATCACCATCACTTGATTTAACATATTCATTAGGTATAAAACTTAAATTATTTTTGATTTGTATAGTTGGTATTTTATTTTCTTTTAATTCAAAACTACACGATATAGTTTGAATATATAAAGGATAAAGTAAATCTTCTTGATACTGTCCTTCAAAAAAGACAGGATCACCAAACGGTAATTTTTCATACATCATAACTGATGGATAAAGACTGTTAACATCAAGTACTATACCTGCACCTGTTTCTTTTTCTTTATAACAGTCATTTAAATATGTAAAACCACCTTTATAACTTTGTCTTATATCTTTATCAATTTCATATGCTAGTATTGGAAAATATTTATTAAAATTAAAATTTAATTTTTTATAACTACTTAAAGCATCACTTCCAATAGTCATTTTAGTTAAATCTTCTTTAAACATTATATCAAGTGCCATAGCCATTATAGTTACATCATTTTTAATATAATCAATTTCTTCATCAGTTAAAAGATGTCCTTTTTCACGTTCTAATTTATAATCAAGTTCAAGTTTTCTAATTGGTAAATTAAAATCTTTAGCAATTTGATCTACACTAAAATTAAGTATCTTTAAACTATCATATATAGTAACCTTATTTATATGCTTTTTATTTTTAGTATCAAAATATATTTCTATTGAATAAAATTGTCCTGTATCACTTATTAAACAAGTAAACGTTTTATCAGTTCTATCTTTTTTGTCTTTAATACAACTATATCCATTTTCTAGTAAATAACTAAAAATATATTCACCATCAAATTTAAGATTATGAAAATATAAAACATAATTTTCTTTAGAATTACTACACCATTTTATAAAATCATCTATTGAATTACCATATATAAAATTATTGATATTACCTATTTCACAAATTGCATATGCCCATACACGACAGTCTAATTCATTAACATTAGTTTCAAAATCAGCTGTGAATTTACGCATAATCTTCTAGTATTTCATCAATATTTTCATATAAAGCATCATATAAAGCAGTTACATCAGCCCTTATATCATCAGGATCAGTAAACATACCTGTACGTGTTCTATAATATTCAGTTATAGCTGTAATACTTTTTTCTTCATTAAATAATTTATAAAATTGTTCAGGTGATAATTTATATAATTTATTTTTTATTTCACGTAATTTATCAGTATCATATTCATAATAATAACCTAGTTCAGCTAACATTTTAAAATAGTTATCTTTAAATACTGTATTCATATAACTTTGATTTTTACCAATTCTACCTATTAATTGTTGTTGTCTTGCAAATTGTTCACGTGATAATTTAGTTAAATCTTTATTTAAACTTTCACGTTTAGTAACTAAATTTAAATATCTACTATCACCCATTTTAGCAAAAGTAGTAGCTTGTAATTTACCAAAAACTTTAGGTTTAGTTTGTTGTAATCTTTTTATTTCTATAGTTAAATTTCTTTTAACTCTTGCATTTTCTCTTTTTATATTTTGAAGTTCATATTTAGATAGTGTAACACCACCTGAAGTAGTTATTGTTTCTTCTATACCACGATTTGAATAACGTTGTAATTCTTTTAATTTTCTTTTAAGTTCATTACGTGTAACAACACCACTTTTTAATTCTTTTTTAGTTATTTTAGTTGGTAGTATAAGTTCACGTTCAGTTTTTTCTAGTCTAGCAATTTTTTGATTAAAGTTTTTAATAGTTCTATTAATTTCTTGATTTAACTTTTTATCATATCTAATTGCCATTTATATCACCTTAACTTTCTTTTATTAAAGTGAATACAAAATAATTATCACTTAAACGTATGTTTTTATATTCTACACGAAAGCCACGTTTTTCAATTTTCTTATATAATAAAAGTAATATTAAATAATCAGCATCTATATTACATTTAAACTTTAAACGTAATTTATCAGTTTCTTCTTTTATAAAATTCACATATTCTTCATTAAATTTATTTTGATAAAATTGTGATGAAAAATAAAATTTCATATCATCATAAGTTATAAAATAATTACTTTCATCTATATCATTATAAACAACTATTTTATCCATAATACCACCTTTCATTAAAATTTAAGGGTGTAATTTAATACACCCTTTATATTATACTAAAGTTAAAGTTAAACTTTGTTTACCATTTCCAATAGGTCTTTTAGCAACTTTTACTTTAATAGGTTTTTCCCAAGTTTCAGGTAAACCGTAAATTTGTGTAATTTTCTTCATTACATTAAATATACCATATGATCCTGTTGCGTAAGTTTGTCCTGACTTATCAAAAATAATAGTTCTAAATTTAGTTTTTAATTCACCTGTTTCATCATCAACAACTTCTTTTTCTTCAACGTATATATCTTGAATTTCAATTTCTTGACCTACACAGTCATTAAGTAATGCATCACAACTTTCAAGTGCATTAAATAATTCCTTCTTTTCTTTTTCAGTTTCAGCTTTTTTACTACAATAAACTTTATTTTGTACCCCTGTAAATAATGTTACTTCATTTTTATTTTCTTCTTTCATAAATAAATACCTTCTTTCTTATTTTTATTTTTTATTTTGCATAGACTGTAATGTTCTTGTTATTTCATTTACAACCATAGCACCTGTTGTTTTTTCATTAGTTGTTGCTTTAGAAATATCCTTTGGTGTAATAAGTTCTACGTTACAAGTATCAGCATTTTTATTTTCTTTTACTTGTATAGTAATTTTTAACATACTAAAATATCAACCTTCTTTCTAGTATCAATAGATACTGTGATAGTAGTAACAAAAAGATTTTATATCATTTAGGTAAATAGAAGGTTAAATGAAAAACATATTACTACTATCACACTACCTATTGGTAGTGTTCTTATTTTAAATTATAAACTTCTTTTTTAATTTCTTCAAGTAAATCTTCTTTACCATCTTCAATTAAATATCGTGTTCTATGAAAATCACTATTATCAGCCAACATTAAATGATTAAATTTAGTAGCATCAATGTTAACTAAATGTTTATCAATAATTTTTAATACCTGATTTAAATAATAACATTTAATAACATCAAATTCACTTTTACGCATTTTTATCACCTTCTATTATTTTAATTAATTTTTTAACTATTTCTTCTAGTTCTTTAACTCTTTTTTCAAGTTCAATAATTCTTGCATCAGGTAACATAAAATAGTCTTTATTTAGATCATACATAAAATCACCCCATTACACATAAATTATAACTTATTATATAAGCTATTATTAAACAAGTTATTAATATACTTATTAATATAATTATTATATCTTTTATTATTTCTTTCATAATATCACCTAGTCAGTAAATACTGTATCAGTACTATCTTCTATAATAATTATTCTTTTAGAAAATTTTAATTTTCTTTTAAATTTATCTTTTTCAAATTCAGTTTCAAAATATTTTGTAAATTGTCTTTTTTGTTCTATATTATAAAGTACTAAAAATATCTTCATTTTCTTCATCTTCTTTACCTTCTAAAATTTTAATTATATTTTCTTTATTATCTTCAGGTATATAATAATCAAATGATCTAATATATTCTTTAGCTTTATTTATTATTTTATCTTTATCAAGTAATTCTTTTTCTAAATCTTTTTTATCATTTAGTAATTGTGTATTTGCTCTAATGATGTTTTGTATTGATGCTAGTGAATAATCGTTTCTCATATTTTTCATCTTTATCCTTCTTTCTTAAATAATTTATATTTTCTTCATAAGTTTCAAACATATAATTTAAATTTATTAATAATTCTAATTTGTCAATATAATCAATATTTGAATTAGCAATTAAATCAAGTGCTTTATCTAAACTTTCCTTTTTCATTTTAATACCCCATTTCAATTAATTGTTCTATTCTTAAAGTATATAAATATGTTATTAATGCTATTATACCATAAAATAATAAAATACCACCTATAACTTTTATTTTATCCTTCATTACCTTCACCTTACCTTTCATAATTCAAGTATATATCTATATTATAAAAAAGTCAATATATTTTTAAAAAATTTTTTTAATTATTTTTTAAATTATTTTTATTATGTAAAGTTTACAATTTTACTAGAATATGATATAATATAATTACAGTAATAGTATCTAACTATTTACTGTATTATTTAGATAGTGGTGATATATATTTAATATAATGTAATGTATATTATCGTAATCAACGTGAAGAACGTGATAATATATTTTTCTTGTGATAAAGTGCATTATAATATATATCTTTCCACTATCATTAGTAGGTGATACTATGAATAACGATATATACTTTACTTTACAAAAAATTTTATCATATAATGCTTTACTTAATTTTATTATTGGTGAACGTGGTGTTGGTAAAAGCTATGATGCTAAAAAATTTGTAGCTAAACGTTTTATTAATAAAAATAAACAGTTTGTATATTTACGTAGATATAAAACTGAATTACAAAAAGCTATGAAAAATAATAAATTTTGGGAACAAATTTTAAATAATAAAGATCCTGAAATGAAAGAATTAATGAAAAAACATAAATTTTCAAATGAAAAAGATACTATGCGTATTGATGGTAAAATTTGTGGATATGCCATACCTTTATCAGTTGCTAATATATTAAAATCTTCTACGTTTGATCAGGTAGATACCATTATATTTGATGAATTTATTATTGATAAAGGTAATTATCATTACTTACAAAATGAAGTTATACAACTTTTAGATGTTATTGAAACAGTTGCACGTTTACGTGATATACGTGTGATATTTCTAGGAAATGCTATTTCTATTACTAACCCTTATTTTACATTTTTTGAATTATCACTACCTTATAAAACTGATATTAAAACTTTTAAAAATGGACTTATTGCAGTACAATATATTAAAAATTTAAAATATCGTGAAGTTAAAAAATCAACACGTTTCGGTCAATTAATTAAAGATACTGAATACGGTAAATATGCTATTGATAATGAAATGTTACGTGATAGTAAAGCTTTTATTAAAAAGAAAACTAAAGGATCTAAATTTTATTTTATACTAACTATTAATTCTAAAAATTATGGTGTATGGTCAAATTATCAAGAAGGTATGATTTATATATCAAATGATTATGATCCTAATTGTCCTGTTATATTTTCAATTAACCCTGATGATCATAATGAAAATACTTTACTAATTAGATGCCGAACATCACCGTTTTTTAAATCTATTATAGAACATTACCGACTTGCTAGGTTATGTTTTGAAAATCAACAAATTAAAAATAATGTTATGTAAAAGTTACATAAATGCCTAACATACTAAAAATAAAATTCAACCCTGTTCCCTAGATGGTCTAGTTTAGATCGTTT